TGAATGTCACCGTTTGTTGGGTGACACTCAATTAAAAGCATCACTGCTTTTGGTAAAGACTCAGACATAGGCCTGAATCTTTCTTTCTTCTATATGAAGACATCATTACTGATGTAACCTTCATCTAGATACAGAAAGACTAGCTTAATTCATTTCCTTGAAGTATTCTTTATTATCAAAAGTAATAAAGAGTACGGAAAGGTAGGAATCAAGTAGTACTTCGAACCTGGCGATCTTATAAAAGAATAACGCAGTTTCTATGCTGTCCTCATAGCGAGACACTCAACTTAATAGTTGAGAGAGTCTCAAATTTGATTAAGTACTTTTGAAGTTTATATTGAAACTTCGCAAATACAAATTTCTATGAAAAAGAATTATAATTTAAATAATCCTTCTCAAGAAATAATCAATGCTACGAAGAACGACCTAGAAATGGTAAACTTAGATAAAATGACAGATTCGTCTGTTTTGTTATCTACATTAGAGAAGCATTTCCGGATTATGTATCCGTTATGCTTCAAAAATGGAGGTTCTCTTGTCCGTTTTAACATCTTTAAGATGTTTGTCCAACATATTTGATCCATAAATAAAAATCATGGATCAACACATGTTGTACAGTATCTAAAAGGATGTCATTTAGCTATACAAAAGTTTGTCGCTGGTGAACCAGTAAGTTCTTTAAAAGTCTTACTTGGTCCCGGTGTTTACCCTTGTTTAAGAGAGGGTCTTCCAAAATTTATACCTTTGGTTGACCGTAATCTTATAAGGGGTTTACAACCTGCAATGGTAAGATACTATTTGACTTTATTTAGTCTTTATAGAGTCTTAGATTGCAAGCGAGTTTTGAAACTTTCTACTATAACTAAACCTTTTGATGGAGATGAAAAGTTCCTTGAAGACGTTTTAGAAGATTCTAAATCAATAATTAGAAATCATTTTAAACGTCCAATTCAAGGTGCTTTTTCAACTCTAAAAAAGTTCTCTTTCCTTGAGTCTGCATCTAATCCTGGTGTTATAAAAACATCTTGATTAGAATTGCGAACTAAGGCGTGAGCTTTACGCTTCAGTCATCTTTGAGAATCTTTCGATTCACTTAGACAAATGAGCTTAAACTCGGAACTTAATGCATTTTTTGACACAATAGTATCTATTAGTCCTCCTTTGGAGGCTCTTGATATTAAAGGTCATCTATGCTCAAAAGACGAACCTGCAGGAAAAGTAAGGATATTCGCTATGGTAGATATATGAACACAAAATGTTCTTAAACCTTTCCATAACGCATTCTTTGCTTTTTTAAGATCTTGTCCTAATGATGGTACATTCGATCAATGATCGGCTGTATACCGTGG